ATGCTTTACCTTGCTGTTTTTTTTGCTATGATGTGCGAATTGTTTTATGCGCTCATAGCTCAACTGGATAGAGTACAGGTCTCCGAAGCCTGTGGCGTGGGTTCGAGTCCCGCTGAGCGCACCAAACCTTTTAATAAAATCAATGACTTATATTGGGTTTGGCGTAAAATTGGCGTAATTAATAAAAAACTCTATCCTCATATAGAAAAAACCCCGCTAAATTTTGCGAGGTCTTCCCGGTGTTTTCTTTAGTGTATCTGGTCGCTCATTTAACCATTTTGATACTTGTCCCAGATTCCATCTTCTACCTTTTATTGTTTCAGTCACAAACTTTGGTTTGGGAAAATCTTTAAGGCAGATAATAGCAGCTTTGAAATACCCTTTTTCATAATTTAGAAATTCTGCTGCTTGTTCATCAGTTAACCAAATATCGGATGGTGGTAGAGCAACTATAAAGTTGCCCATGTTAGTCATTACGCTCATTTGACCTCCGCAGCTTCGATCATCATTTCATAAATGGGGGTAAAGTAATCCCTTGTAAGATCTCCCCAGTGATACAAACTATTCTCTAAGCGCTGCACAACGTGGTCAGGAATTTCTTTCGGCACCAACACAAAACCTTCTGGCACGGCGCTGGCTTTGAGATGCTGCCAAATTTCCCACTTCTCCTGCATTTCAGCACAGTAGTATTTACCTTCATTACCATCACCGATTCGTGCTGTATCATATTTTTGAAAAAGAACTTTTCTGCTTGCGAAAGGTCGTTTCGTAAATTCAAATTCTTCAAAAGCCGCACGTTCTTTTTGAATATCCATTATTTTCCCCCTTAACTGTGACCATGCATAAACATGGCCGTATCTTTTAACCTTGCATCAATTCTGATTCGCGTTTTTGTGCAGCTAGATCGATGCGCTGGCGATCTTGATCACTAAGTTCGTCGATAGCTGGGTCTATATACTCTGCATTAATATCGTTTTGAGTTTTAGCACTCTGAATACGAAGAATTACCCCATCCACAAAACCCACCTCTGCATCTACTACAGAGTCGTTAAATATATCGCCCTGTGTAACGATTTCTTTTCGTGCAGCCCATGCCGTCATAAGTGCGTGACCTTTTTCGCCGTGCAGCCTTTTGAGTTGTGGCAACATAGCCATTAATTCATCTAATGTTTTACAAGCATTGATTTGTTCAGTGCTTAGTTCTTGATTTGCAGCTTCAAGTTCAGCTAGTCGTTTTTCGATAGCCTCTTCAAGCGGTTTTCGCTGCTCAGCAGTCCATGACTTCGTATAGTTGGTCTGAGCTTTTACTTCTGCCGGTGTTTGAGCACTAGCCACATCACCGAGCAAGTTGTTTAATTTATTTTGATATTCTTGATCAGGTTTTGATTCTGCCTTAGGCTCTGCCTTTTTTACTGGCTTAACTTCCGTTTTGGGTTCAGGCTTTTTTACTGGAGTCGCCTCCTTAGCAGGTGCTTTAAACTTCTCAGATTGGGCTTTAACTAAAACCATGAGTTGTTTACGTTCTTCACGTTCTGCATGGTCCATCACCTGTTCTTCCATTACGTCTAAATGAGCAGGGGATTTAGCACTTAAAATACCGTGCTTAATTTGTGCGAAAGTGGGTGGATAGTATATTTCTTCTTGCCCAACAACTTCCTGCTGCTGGGTGTTATTAACATGAACCTCATTTTGTGTGGAATTTTGGACATTTTGATTTTGGTCAACATCTTGATCGGTATTATCTACGCTAACCCAATCACCATCGATAGTTACGCTTTTGCCTTGTTCACCAGCTTGAGTAACTTCCATTGCATTAGTGAGTTCGATTGACTGCGGCATGTATTTTAAAACTTGAAGTAGTGCTACTTTACGAGCGTACATTTCAAAGTTCTTTTTATTGTCAGCAAGAGCATAGTGAGCATTGCCAACTTTATTATTTTTCTTTAAATGTGCCTCAACACGTTTAACTGGCCACACCTCAATAACGGGCATTTCTGCATCTTTCACGCGGCCAATCGCATAGACATGGGTAAGCTTATTTACATCAAATTCGCCATATGGCTTGTGTTTACAATACGGTGAATCGCCAAGCATATAATCGAAGTCATCGCCCTCATAGACTGCACCAGTCCACACCGATGAACGACCGCCACGGTTGGCTAGATCAACAAGACCTTTCCACCCAGGTACAAAGTTGCATTTTTTCCCGTAAGGAATTAAATAGCCCTGACCATTAACACCTGGTTCAAGACCCAACTGTGAAGCAGTGATGATGCTTCCGAAAATTGAAACAGGATCGCATTTCTGTAGTGCTGGATTTTGACTGAATGCAGTAAGAGTTAAACGAACCATGCGATCCGCATTTAAGTGCTTTGGCAAAGCCATTTCCAATTGGCTTTTGTGTTTCTGCATAAATGCATTAAATGAGGCTACTGGGTTTTTTTGCGTATTTTGAAGTTGTACGTTCATGAATAAAATTTCCTTAAAATGAATAATTTGGTCTTAAAATGAATAAAATCAGTGAAAATCGTGTTCTAAAGCTTGCTTTGCCATGTATGAAGGTAAACCAATATCTTCAAGCTCTTTGCTGTAGCCATCCCATTCATCAATAAGTAACGACTCTGCTAGTAGTGCCTTAGCTTTGTTGTAACGTGCCTCCCCAACACTCAATAAAAGATCAGAGGCTTTGTATTGCTTAACGTTGTACGGGGCATCATTTTCAGCAACTAGAAAGATAAAAGGGGGCTTATCTTCTGTGTCGTAGTACTGCTGGAATCCCTCGCGGTACATTGCTGCAGATAGATCGTATCCGTAGTCACCGCATTGCTTTGAAAAACCATAAGGGCGTGCATCACGGGAGGTTTTTACATCTATGATTAGACCGTTGGGGAAGTTTCGACACGGTGCGATATGCCAATCGGGGCGAACACGTAGCTGCAAGTCATAGACAGGATCAGTAAAGAAGATGCTTGCCTCGGCCATGCCGTACTCATTCCTCATGAATTGGAATGTACTAAGCGTGCGTAAGTTGTTTGCAATACGCATAGCGCCGTCTAGCTGCTCTGCACTAATTATTAATTTTTCGCCATGTTCAGCATCAAATTGATTCCAAAAAGCTATACGTGCAAGCGTATCTTCGGAAGGCTTTTTAGCATTAAGCATTGTTTCCGTTGGTCGGCGCGGTGCATCTACTGGTACAACGACAAACTCATTATCAAACTGCTCAGGCTCTAAGAACAATGTATGAGCCAATGTGCCGAAATCTAAATGCTTTTTAGATTCTTTTTCATGCTCTTTGATGATGTTGTGTGAATAGAAATGAGCACCTGAACGTAGAATGTCTTTAAGCTGTGAACTGCTAAATTCAGCTTGTGCGTGATACTCATCATTGCTCATGTTCTCAATGAGTTTCGCACCTTGAAGCATTGGTAAATCAACAAATGTATTCATGATCGATCACCTTTGACGTAGCTATGTGTTTGAAGCACATAGCATCATCTGAGCAGCCTTTTAAGACTGCGAATGAGAATGCGATAGCGATAATAAAAAGAGATGCAGCAACTAAGCCCGATTTTGATTGCTTGGGTTTGAAATCTGCTGCAGTAGGTTCTTGACGCAATATGCCGATAGCAGAGCGTTTAACATCGAACTGCTGACAATTGCTGTTTGAGTTGGATTGATGCATAATAAAACCTCGTTACTAAGCCCCTCAGTTGTCCAGACCAGCGGGGCTTTTTTATTGGGTACGAGAATTATTATTACAATAATGTATTTTTTAATCAATACAAAAATGTAATATTTTAAAAATAAAATACATTAATGTGTTTTAATAAATATAAGAAAACCCATCATAGGGATGGGGTGTTTGGAGTTTGTTATGAATAATCAAGATGTGATTTTAAAAGCATTATTGGCAGCACAACACGAGTTAACCACGCTGCACAATCTAACAGTCACCGATAATATTGAATCTGGTGTTACTTGGATCACAAATACCAATGAAGCCTTACAGTTGATTAATTTAGCTCTGATTAAAGCCGAGCGTAACGATAACCAGCTTTTTTAATATAAGCATCTAAATATTCACCATGAGATGCAGCACTCATCAGCCCCAAGTAAAGACTTTGGGGTACATTAAAGTATTGATAGATACTCCCATTTAAAAATTGAACTTCTAGTATAGATGAGCTCACATCATAACCTATAGAGTGTATGTTGCTCGACGAAACACATTTTCTTTCCACTACTTTCTCCACCCGATCAGCACGTCTGCGTCGGGTTCGCAGGTTTATTTGTCCTTATTTTCTGGATTTATCCATACATGTTTTACACCACTTGGTTAAACTATCTTCACGCTTACTATTAATGTAAAAGCTAGTTCTAAATCTTGTTTTCTTACAGTTAGGGCAGTATTTTTTGTTGCTTTGTTTTTGTACGCGTGGTGCATCTAAACAAGAGATACACCACTTCGTCACACCATCTTCGTGTTTTGTGGACTTTCTAAATGATGTATAAGGGAGTGTATTTTCACAATTTGGGCACGCTTTCTCATCTACACCTTCATCAAATATAAATGAAGTTTGATCATTTTCTATTGAGTCAATAATTAACTCTTGCTGTACTGGTTGCGGTTGCGGTTGCGGTTGCGGTTGCGGTTGCGGTTGCGGTTGCGGTTGCGGTAAAGATGAGTTTACAACTGTAGAATCTAAGGTATTAGAGATTAACTTCGATGCAGTATCGCTCGTAGTATATTTTGTCTGCACTGTATCAATGGTTTGTTTTCTTTCAATGAGAACTTCACCATCATCAGTTTTAATAACCCTCTTATGAGTAATGGTTGTTCGGTCTTTTTTTTCACTTTTGTTTTGATTTAAAAAGTAAAGCCCTAAACCCACCAAACAAATAACGATTATAAATTCCATAACACCTTTCAATCCAAAATTCTAAGATGCACTCTTCTTCGAGGAGGGTCTTACATATTTTTCCAATAAATCATTTAGTGCTGTTTCTGCATGATTGATCACAAATTCAATCATTTGTATATCTTGATTAGATAACTTCTTATCTTGCTCCAAGTTATCGATTGTTTGGCAAATATGCATAAATTTTGCATACCTAATACTGGCAGGTGATGGATCGCACAATGTTGTCGTGCGGGTAGTAGTACCTGATTCAATGCCATCCAAATACATTTCTGGCATACCTGTTTGTGATTCAAGTTTTCTAGCTTTTCTCTCACCAATTACTCTTTTCTTTTTAATGATATTGGATATTTCGCCCTGATTTAATCCAAATTTTTCAATAAATTCCTGCTGATTCCTGTAGTGAGTGGTCACCCAAGAGTTAAGGCGGTCAGCGCGAGCATCCGAGGCTGCTTTATTTGGATCGATATCTTTAGTCATGAGTTTGATTCTATCAGTGCATTACAAAAATGTATAAACACAAAAATGTATTTAATCTTGCTAATAAAAATACAAAAATGTAATATTTGGGTGGTTAATGTATTGGAGTTTCAAATGAGCAGTAAATTCGTGACTTATTTCAGGGGACTTGATCCAGATGAAAAAAGGGCTTTAGCAGAAAAATGTAAGACATCCGTTCGGTACTTAACCAAACAAGCAACTCTAATAAATACAGGTAAAGAAGCTAGCTTATTTAAGCCGTCAATTTGTACGGCAATTGAAGTTTTTTCATCAGGCGAAATAACTCGAAAAGAACTTAGACCTGATGACTGGTCAGACATTTGGCTTGAACTTGTAAAGTCTTGAGGTGGTCGAATGTCTGAAAAAAATCTAACTACGATTACACATAGATGCTCATATGAAGAAAAAGACTTTCTAGAAGCTATTGCTAAGGTCGAAGGTAAATCTCTATCTGAGTTGATTCGTGAAAATAACATGGTGCGAATATCCGCTGAAAAAGAACGGTTAAATCATCTCGCATCTCTTATGTGTCTTACCACGAGTACTGTGTCACCGCCCAATTTTGAATTATCACCACCACCACGACCAAAAACCACAGGCACAAAAAAAGCTCAACTGTGCGACCAGTTGAGCTTGATTTGTCATACCAATGAATTGATATGAGGTAAACACCGATGACCAATGTATCACATCAAAATGCAACTGTTAAGAAGTTGCCGAAATATATCGAGACAGAGCTTGGTACGGAAAAGCTTTGTATTCACTGCAATGAATATTGGCCATTAGATAGCGAATTTTATTTCACATATCGCAATAGGCACCAACCTGAAAAAATTTACTATGAGGCAGCTTGTAAGTGCTGTTATGACCTGCGTTACAGACCTAATCGAAATAAAAATAAAGGCGTTAATACTGTTAAGTCATATCACGAGAGGAGTACAGCAGCATGAGTGCAGCAACGATTATTCCTTTTACCAAGCCTCAAACCACATCACAAGAGGCAAAAAGCATGTATAGCGACAGATTTAAGCAGGGCTATGTAATGTCGAGCCGCTTGTATCGCAATGAGGTACGACCATTCTTAAGTGATGCGGCACATAACGTTTATGAGCGTCTTGAGGAGTGGATAAATGGACAGTTAAAAGAAACCGATCATGTTAGTCATCGTCAAATACAAGGTGGAAAATTAAAGGGATCAAACAAACTGGGTTCAGCAACTGTTAGTAATGGGATTAAGGAGCTTGTTTGGTTTGGCGTTATTACCGTCACTGAGAAAAATAATAAAATTGGCAATAAATATGAGATCAACGAAATATCCTTAGCGCACTATTTTGAAGAGTTTAGCGCTTCAGTAATAAAAGCACTCCGCATCAGTAATGAAAGCGCTTCTATAAGTGAAGCGCTTTTGAAAGTGAAGCAGTCCGCTTCAGTAAGTGATACGGAAAAGCCGTTTAGCGCTTCAGTAAGTGATGCATCAATAGATTCTTTTTTAGATATTAGAGAAGAGGAGGAAGAAAGCGCGCAAGAAAAATTCACGGCGCAAGAAAATCGTCAGCTGAATTTTATCGAGTATCACCCAACCGACCGCACTCCGATTTCACTGAAAGAGCTTTTCAAAAAATATCCGGCTCAAGTCGATTTTATCGATCAAGCGAAAGCGAGTTTTCCCGATCACAGTCCTGAGCAAATTTTTGCCGAGTTAAAAAAACTAGCGCAGTGGTCACTTAGCGCAGCAAATCACATGCCGCAAAAATGGATGTCGATCTGGTTGAACTGGATGAAAAAAACTCCAACCGCTGCAGAGCTTGAGAAATCTGCAAAACGCAAATCTGCGTCGACGGAAAAACCTCAAAAACAAAATCAAAGCCGATTTGGCAAATACCTAAAACCACAACAGGGGATCCGCGATGTTTGAATTAGAGAAATTTCAGAAAGCGTTTGAAATATCGTTTCCAGTTGAGGCTGCGCAGCAGATTTTAGGGCTGATGGAATCTCTTTACGGTTCTGAGTTTGAACGCGTTCACGGCAAGACTGATGCGGATTTGCTGATTGAAAATACTCGTTTGGTGCTTGATGGAATTACACCAGAGCAGCTGCAAAACGGAATCAAGTTGATGCGATCTGAGCGTTGGTGCCCGACGTTGCCAGGATTTAGATTTTTATGTCTGCAGGATGGTGACTGGTGGACAGCAGAACAGGCTTGGACGTTTGCATTAAATTGGAAAAAAGACAGCTCAAAACCAATCACAACACTTGCAAAACGGACGCTAGGCGAAGTTTCAGAGGTTCTTAACGGACAGGGGCAAAAAGCTGCATACAAAGCGTTTATCGATACTTACGAGTACAACCTACGACAAGCCAAAGCCCGCAACTGCACTCAGGTTATGTGGGTTAAACCAAAGACCAGTGACGATGTGAAGCAGCAAAAAACTACTGAGCGAAATAGATCGGGTATGCCGTGTCCTCCAGAGCTGGCAGCGAAGATCAAAGGCGCTTATCGGGGGAATTTATCGTGAAAGATCAAAATAAATTTGTACTCGCTCTAATTCTGCTGCTGATTTTTTTCATTTTTGCCAATGGTACCCAATCCACACATCACGCAATGGGGTATTTATGATGCGAATGAGTGAAAACGAGCTAGAAGCACATTTGAATAAGCACAATAAGCGCAAAATTAGCGCCGTACAGCCATCTAAAAGCAAAAGTGATGTAAGGGTACTAGGTCGACTTAAACAAGGCGTTATGAATCAAACAGAACGCAAATACGCAGGGCACTTAGAAAGCTTAAAAATTGCTGGTGAGATTTTGTATTACGCATTTGATTCTATGAAATTTCGACTCGCTGATAAGACCTTTTACAGTCCTGATTTTATTGTTTTACGTTCCAGTGGTGAACTTGAGGCGCATGAGGTCAAAGGACACTGGGAAGATGATGCCAGGGTAAAGATCAAAGTAGCAGCTTCAATGCATCCTATTCCATTCATCGCCGTGAAATGGAATAGCAAAAATAACAATTGGGATTACGAGAATTTCTGAGAAGAGCGAGGGTCTGATGGGATTATTTAACGTTGATGAATTGAGAGTTGATCATGCTGCACTCGAAGACCCTCGCGCACGCGCGCGTTTACTTGAGATAAACAAGCGCACAAGGGCATTCAGAAAGAGTTTAAGCAAGTACAAGCGGCCTGACTTTAACCGCATGATTTTAGACTTGTGCAAGATGGGCTGGACGCATGAAAAGATCGCTCATGTCCTGCCCGTGTCGGGCGCTTCTACAATCTCAGAATGGGCGCGCGGTGGTGTACCTAATTACGACAATGGCCATGCATTTGTAATGTTCTGGCAACAAGAAACGGGAGTGCAAAGAGTGCCTTTAATCGGTGAGTGGGGAGCGTATCAGTACAAAGTTGGTCAGCTAGATATCTTTGAAGATGGTGGGCTTTGTGATCAAATAGTGGGGGAATTAGATCGTGAGATAGAAAATTGAAGTTTAAGAACTTTGCTGTGCTTGGGTTAACATTAGCTTATGGGTTAATTTGTGGTTTTCTTACTGGTTATGACAAGCTTAGTGGGGAGAGGAGCGTGGATTGGGGAGCGGTAGCGGGTTTTACGTCAGCATTTGCAACATTCGTTAGTATTGCTGCAATGCTTTGGATATTCAGCCAATGGAACAGACAAAAAGGTAGTGAGGTGGTAGCCAATGAGGCTAAACATTGCATTATTCAATTGTCTGGACTGGCGGAGATTCAGGTTGAGATGTTGAGGTCTTTAGAAATACATAATGATCATCGTGTAGATGAAAAAATTTTTTTAGAATTTAAGGAAATTTATAGGCAGATCACTAAATCAACACGATTTTTGAAATCAGTATTAGATGATAAGGCTTTAGAAAACGATTTATCTAACTTATTGAGTGAAATTAAAAAAACCATTAATAGTATAAATCTCTATTCGGATGGTAGAAGGAGTTATGATGAAATCAACGTAATTGAGGTTGAAAATGTTGAATTATTAATTGATAGTTTGTTCAAATATTCGTTATATGAAACCAGCTTCAAGTCTAGTAAAAAGTGAATTATGATCATTTACTAAAAAAACTAGATTTTTACACATAAGGATAAAGCCCTATTACTAGATAGGGTTTTATTTTATTGCTTTAACTAATTTCACATTTCAAGTTAAAAACGAAATTTTATGTTTACCTTTAAAAACAAGTGGGTAGCTGAGTAGTTTATATGACCATTCAGCCTGAAAACAAGCATAAACCATCGCCTCCACCAAATAGTGGAACCGATATTAAGTCTAAATCACCCAACAAATCATAACTGACCGCATTCAATACTAGCCCTATCACAACTGATGGGGCTTTTTTTATGGCTACACGTAAAGTTCAAACACCGGGCGCACCTGAGCCTGATCAATCGGAGCTGCAAGAACAAGAGCAACCGGAACAGCAGCCGCAGGATCAGCAACATGATCAATCGGAGCTGCTTGCACGTATTGCAGAACTCACAAAAGAGAATGCAGCACTCAAACGCAAACTGACGCAGGCAAACAAAACAGAAGCGCCTGAGCCGGTGCGCTATCGCACTGTATTAGGTCCCAATGGTTGGACGCAGGAGATCGTGTAATGGGTGGTAAACCAAAGATCGTTAAGCAAGACCCGGAGGGTGATGCAAAGAAAGCTGCAGAGGAAGCAGCGATTAAATCCAATGCTAAAGCTGCACTTCGCAATCGGACACGCAGTAACTCTGTTTTGGCCAGTGCAGACCAAACGCAGAAAAAGACAACATTAGGCGGTGGATAGATGAATACAGATCAGTTATGCAGTCGTCTAAGTCAGCTCAAATCATTGCGTGCTCAGCATGAAAATCACTGGCGTGAGTGCTATCAATACGGCGCACCGGAACGCCAGCAAGTTTTTAGCGGTGGACCAACGTTTAGCGGTAAAGAGCGAGAAACACAGCGTGCTGATCTGTTTGATTCTACAGCGTCAGAAGCTGTGCAATTGCTTGTAGCGTCGATTATGTCGGGAGTGACGCCAGCCAATGCACTATGGTTTAAAGCTGTTCCCGACGGATTGGACTCTACAGATATGACCGACGGTGAGCGTTGGCTTGAAGACGTATGTAATTTTATGTGGCGCAATATTCATGCTGCCAATTTCGATAGTGAAGCACCTGAAACCGTCACAGATGTAACCGTGGCCGGATGGGGTGTGCTGTATATCGACATCGATCGCGAGGCAGGCGGCGGCTATGTGTTTGAGTCGTGGGCACCTGGTAGTTGTTTTATCGGCTCCACTCGTTCAGACGGCTTGATCGATACGATTTATCGAGAACATACGATGACAGCGGAAGCCATGGTAAACACCTATGGCGCAAATAACTGTCATCCATCTATCGTGAATCGTGCTGAGAAAAGCCCAAATGATGCGATTAGCTTGCTGCATGTGATTTGTCCGCGTAAATCGAAAGGTGCTGGCCAGATCAATAAAGATATGCCATTTGCTTCATATCACATCGATATTCAAAACAAGCACACAGTCAAAGAGAGTGGTTATCACGAGTTCCCTTGTGCGGTACCACGCATGCGCCGTATTCCAAATAGCTTGTATGGCAATGGTCAAATGAGTATGGCTTTGCCTGATGCTAAGTCGGCTAATCGATTGATGCGTCGTACGCTTGAATCGGCTGATTTGTCGCTGGGTGGCATGTGGATCGCAGAAGATGACGGCGTATTGAATCCGCATACAGTTTCAATTGGTCCACGCAAAGTCATTGTGGCAAATTCAGTTGATTCAATGAAACGCCTAGACGATGGAACTACATTCCAAGTAGCCGAATATCTGTTAACTGGGCTACAGGGTAGCATTCGCAAAAAGCTTATGGCTGATCAATTGCCGCCAATTGGTACGCAGCAAATGACAGCAACAGAGATCAATACACGGATTGAGATTATTCGACAGCAATTGGGGCCAGTCTATGGCCGTTTCCAAGCTGAATATTTAATCCCTATTCTTGATCGATGCTTCGGCTTAGCCTTTCGTTCTGGTGTTCTTGGTGCTCCACCAGAGGAGCTACAAGGTCGCAATCTTTCATTCAAGTTTATGTCACCGATGGCGCGTGCTCAGCGTATTGATGAAGTGATTGCAACTGAGCAATTTATTGAAAGCATCGCTGGTGCGGCGCAGATCGATCAAACCGTTTTAGATAACGTCAACTTTGATGCTGTGGCACAGGTCACAGGCAAAGGTCGCGGCGTTCCTGCGTCTATTCTGCGTAGTGCTAACGAGGTTCAAGAGCTACGCAAAGAACGAGCAGAAGCGCAACAGCGACAACAGGAAGAACAGCAACAACAACAGATGCAACAGATGGCTGGCCAAGCTATGGCTAAAGGTCTTGAGGGGCAGATGGCACAGCAAATGGGTAGCAAGGTGATGCAGTGAGCGAACAAGAGGAAGTTTTAGAAACGGGCAACTTTGTAAAGCGTAAACAGTTCAGCCAAGCAACACCTGAGCATTACCGCCTAGCTTTCGATTTCGATGCCAACGGGCAAAAAGTCCTTGAGGATTTAGTTGCCCGTTTCTGCAAGTCAACTTATGTACGCGGTGGCCAAGATGCTGAGCGCGAGTCTTGCTATCGCGCAGGGCAAGCATCTGTAGTGAATTTAATCTTAACGAAGATCAATCAAGCGAATGATCCAAATTACAAAACAGAGGAATTAAACGATGAGTGAAGAACTTAATACACCAGTTGAAGAAAACAACCCACAGTCATTGCTTGGTGGTGAACCAACACCGAATGAACCACAAGAGCCAGCCGAGCCGCAACCAGTGGGCACAGCACCTGATTCGATTGACGGCTACGAAGTCAATGTCGATGGGTTTGATTTTGACGAGTTCAAGTCTATTGATGAAAACAAAGAGTTCTTAGAGCGCGCACGTGCTGCTGGTATGGACAATAAGGGGCTTAATTTCCTCCTAAGTGAATACAACCAGTTAATTCCTGAACTTATGCAAGCCAATGCCGCTTTAGAAAATGAAGCATGTGTCAAGCATATGTCTGATGTGTGGGGTGCTGATACCGATCAGAACTTTGGCTTTGCACGTGCTGCAGCTGATAACGCTATTCAGAACGGCGTACTAACTGCCGAAGAAGTGAATAGTCCTGAGTTTGGTAACAATCCGCTTGTTTTAAAGATGGCTGCTTACTTTGGCCAGCAACTCAGTGAAGACACCCCCCCTCAAAACACACAGCAAACCGCAGCACAAAGTGTCTCAGAATTAATGAAATCAGAAGCCTACTGGAATGAAAAGCATCCAGACCATGCACGTGTCTATGCTCAAGTCCAACAGAGCTACAACAAACAATACAAGGAGGCTAATTAATGCCGACAGTTAATCAAAACCGTATTACTGCAGCGTTTGTACAGCAGTTTCATGACTCGTACGAAGTTGCAGCAATGCAGAATGAGTCACGACTCTTAAGCACAGTTCATAATCGCGGAAAAATCGAAGGCGCATCATTCACGATCAATGACATGGGTCAAGTTGAAATGAAGCCGTCGGGTGAGCGCTTTGGCGATACTGAATGGACAATCCCAGACACTGGCGTACGTACGGCGCTAATGGCTGACTACGATTTATTTATCCCGATTGAACCGCGTGATTTGCCGAAGTTGAAAGCAGTTCCAACTGATAAGTACATGAAGAACTTACTCAGTGCTCGTAATCGTCAGATCGATGCGATTATTTACAATGCATTAATCGGTGGTATCACTCGCAAAACTGTCAAAGATGATGGCTCCGATGAAGTGACTACTGTGCAGTTGCCAGCCTCTCAGATCGTTACATCTACGTTTGGATCGCTCAAACAGCAATTGATTAAAGCAAAATCAATCTTCCGTGCAAACGAAGTGGATGAACACAACGGCGAAACAATCAATGTGACTTACACATCTGACATGCTCGAAATGATTTTGAGCGACACAACATTAACCAGTGCGGACTTCATGGCTGTGAAAATGTTGCAAGAAGGTGCTGTGAGTGGCAAGTGGTTAGGCCTCAACTGGATTCCGTACGAAAAAGTCAAAAAAGGTGCTGCAGAAGGTACGAAGCGTATTGCGATGTACACAAATACAGCCGTGCATTTCGGTGATGCCGATATCACTAGCTTTGATATTTCAACTCGTCCAGACAAGAAAAACATCAAGCAAGTAGGGGGCGTTCATTCATTCGGTGCTGGCCGTGCCAATGAAATGAAAGTCGTGGCGATCGACTATAAAACTCAATAATCCATATAGCCCTGCGTTCGCGTGGGGCTTTTCATACCGAACAAACGTAGATATAAGGATTTTTAAAATGAACCGAGCAGATGCTATTGCATTGGATGAACAGCGAAAGAATAGTGAATGTAAGAAATGTGTTGGCATTGATATTAAAGCATTGCAATCTAAAGCTGCTGATACTGATCGACTCTTAAGTAATAAATTGCCGCTTGAATATCAAATTAAGAAAGGTGAATTTTTATCTAAAGTAATGATTGATCATGGTGGCGATGGTGCTATCTACGATGAGGCGCGAGAGAAGTTACTAGAAACTATTAAGCAAATTAATCTTGATGTTGTTGAATCTGTATGTCTAGCAGATGATGGCTATACACCAATGCAGTCTCGCTAACACCCAACAAATCGAAACTAAACCTCGCTCATGCTTAAGAAAATGAGCGAGGTTTTTTATTATGATTGCAACAAGAATATCAGTATGTAATGAAGCGCTGAACTTGATCGGTGCTAAGTCTATTTTGTCATTCGACGATCAGTCTGAAAATGCACGGCGCTGTGCAGTTCTTTACGATTCAACACGGCGCACATTATTGCGTATGCATCCGTGGTCCTGCGCTAAGAAGCGTGTACAGCTATCACCAGTGGTCACACATCCAAGCTTTGGTTACGCGCATGCTTTTGCATTGCCGTCGGACTTTGAGCGTCTTGTAAGTGCTGGCACCAAAGAATTTGAAATTGAGAATCGGCATATTCTGGCAAATACAAATCTGATTAATCTGATCTATGTTTATGACAACGACAACGAGCAGACTTGGGATTCATTATTTCGCCAATGCATGATCGATTATCTTGCGTCGAAGCTGGCCAAAGCGATAACAGGTAGCAACGCTGAGGGTGATAGCGCTTGGCAACGTGTGCAAATGATGTTGAAGCAAGCACGCGCAATCAACGGACAAGAGCGGCCTAGCCAAAACTTTAGTGACGATTTTCAATCTGAGCTGATTGGGGTGCGCTACTAATGGCTAAGATTTCGATTATAAAAAATAATTTCAGCAGCGGTGAGTTATCGCCGTTGCTCAGTACTCGCACCGATGTTGCACAGTATGCCCATGGTGCCAATCAGATTTTTAATGCAATTCCCCTTGTTGAAGGAGGCGTAAAGAAAAGACCGGGTACGTTTTACCGCAGCCAATTTACTGATGCAATTCGCTTAATTCCGTTCGTTTCAACGACCAAGAATGCGTATTTAATCATCTTAAAACCCAAACAGATCATTGTTTATGATCCGAAAAGCGATAAGCAATTATTCACATTAAATACATCGTACGAAGCTGCTGCTATTCCAGATCTGCAATACGTTCATTCGCGTTATGTAATGTACTTCACGCATCAAGAGTACAAAGTAAGCATTCTTGAGTGTTCAGAAGATTTTACTAACTGGCAATTCAAAGCGATGGAATTTGATGTGCCGCCGACCGATGAAGTTGTCTCAACGCCAAACGTGGCATTGACGCCATCGGGCAAGGATGTCGGCGAAAAGATTTCTCTGATCGCATCTAACTATCCTGATTGGAATGCAGCCACAACATACTTTCAAGATGATCGTGTTGTTTACGCGAATGCGATCTGGAAAGCATTACGCGATAATAAAAATGTAGAGCCTAAGGCGGAAAACTTAGAAGACTGGGCTATCACAACAAACGAGGAAGCCAATGTATTCAAGCCGGAGCATGTTGGCGCGATTGTACAGATCAATGGCGGCTATGCACGTATCGTTGAGTATGTAGAGCCATCAAAGGTTATGGCTGAAGTTGTTGTCGAATTAACTGCAGTCGTACAAGCTATTGCAAAGTCTTGGGTGTTAAAAACATCGGCATTCAATGATGCGCTTGGTTACCCGAAATGCTGCTCGTACTTTAAGCAACGTCTTGTCTTTGCTAACACTAAAAAATTTCCAAACAAGCTTTGGTTTAGTCGCACCGGCAATCCTACAAATTTCTTAGAAACAACTGAGGATGCAGACGCATTTAGTGTTGTTTCATCTTCTGATCAATCTGATTCGATTGCATTTTTAGCACCACAAAAAGGCCTAATCACGCTGACAAGCGGTGCAGAGTTCTTAGTGGGTTCGGATGGGGTATTAACACCAACGTCAGTACAGATAGACGAGCACACAGCGTACGGAGCGTATAACACACGACCTTGCCGCGTTGGTAATGAGCTGCTGTTCGTGCAGCGCGGCGGTCAGCGTTTGCGTGCATTATCTTATCGTTATGAAGTAGATGGCCTGGTCTCACCTGAGATCAGCATCTTATCCAGCCATATCGGTGAGAATCACAAAGGCATTAAAGAAATTACATACCAGCAAGAGCCACAAAGCTTGTGCTGGCTGGTTCTTGGTGATGGTAAAGCAGCAAGCATTACATTCAATCGCGAACAAGAAGTGATTGCTTGGGCGCGCCATGATTTCGGTGGCAAGCTTTTAAGTGTTTGCGCTCTACCAAGTGAACTTGGTTCTGATTACTGTTATTTCCTCATTGATCGTGGGTCAACAATAACACTTGAAGAAATCTCATTTAATGCATTCACGGACTGCGAACGTAAAGTCCTGCTAGATGCTGGACAGTCAACAATAGATAACACTGAGTTTTCATTTTTAAATGACATTGCGATCTATCAACGCTTTGATGATGTGCATTACTCAGTGGATTTCTCACTTGAAGATAACAAGATAAATCTAAAAGATTATGGCACCGAGTCTGCATCACTGAATATCGGCAGACCAATCAATATGATTGTCGGTTTATTTCCGCCAGAGCTAAGCGAAGCACCAGCTACATCACTATCAAACAAAGCCAAATTAACGGCCATAGCCTTTTATTTTCACAAGACACAAGAGCCTATTTTCAACAATCAAGTCTTGCAGCTCTATACATTTAACGGCGGATTCTCTCCACCCAAACCATTCACCGGAAGACATATGTATGAGGGTGGTGATTGGGATGATTTATTCAAAATGGAACTGCTTATATTACACAACAAACCTTTGCCGTTTCACATGCAAGCTATGTCTATGACAATTCAAATTAACGAGCGTTAGTTATGAAATTACGTACAGCAGGGCTTGCGGATTTACCGCACTTAATTGAAATGGCGCAGGACTTTATCAAAGAAGCGCCAAACTACAGAAAACGTACTTTGGTTGTTGGTGCACTAGAAAACAATCTAAAAAGCATTGTCGAGAGTGGCGCTATTTTTGTTGTAGAGCTGCATAAGAACATTGTTGGTGGGATTGTATGTGCAACTACGAAAGACTGGTTTAACGATGATTTGATCGCATTTGAGCAAGTCTTTTATGTCAAACCTAAATACCGCGCTACACGTGCGCCGTTGCTCTTAATCGATGCACTAATCGAGTGGTCCCATGGCATGAATGCCTCACGCATTCAGTGCGGTACCACAACAGGAATTCAGACCAAGGGATGCTTGCGATTGTATGAGCGTTTTGGATTTCGTGAGTTTGGTCAGTTATTTGATATGGAGCTAGATCGATGAGCGAAATTATTAAACCCGATAACACGGAACTACTGCAGCAAATCTTTGGGGATATCCAGCAACAGTCGTATATCGATGTTGTGCGCGATGTACAGCAGCAGATACAAGACAATGCAGAATTGATCGATGTGCCAGTTGTGAATCATTTCGCACCGGGTGTTTATATGCGTCAGATGGATGCTGTGGCAGGCACTTTAGTCGTTAGCAAAATGCATCGTACTGAGCACATGAATATTTTAATAAAAGGCTCAATTACTGTAGCAACAGAAAATGGCATTGAGTTTTTGCAAGCGCCAGTAGTTTTGAAGTCTATGCCCGGTACTAAACGCATTGGTTATTTTCACGAAGATAGTAGCTGGATCACAGTGCATCCAACTGAAGAAACGGACCTAGAAAAAATAGAACAGCAAGTAATTGTTCCTGATTCAGAGATAGATCAATTCCTTGCATCGCTTCCTCAGAAAGTTAAGGAGTTTGAATAATGTCATGGGCAGCAGTAGCAGCCGTTGCGGCTGCAGCAGGGGCGGCGATTGCCGGATATTCATCATACACATCAAACAAAACAGCGAGCAAACAAGCCGAAGCAGATGCAGATGCACAGAAAGCGCAGGGTCGTGTCGAGGCTGAACGCATACGACGACAAAAGGAAAAAGTGCAGTCAGCAGCACGTGCGGCGGCAGCAGAGAACGGACTAGATGTAAATGAGGGTACGGCGATCACGATCAACGATCAGATAGAACGCGACGGTCAATATGATATGGAGGTCGCTAGACAAACTGGCGTTAACTCGTCGAATCGACTAATGGCTGAATCAAATGTATATAAGCGCAATGCAAACATGGGCGCATTGTCAGGTGCATTGAATGTCGCATCAACAGCCACATCATTTAAAAGCGCTAATTCATCATCTACAGCACTAAGTAGTAAGAAGTCCGCTAACACTGGCAAGGGGTGGAAATAATGGCACGTATTCCTATGGGGAACTTCGGCGAAACCCGTACACAAGCCGAACGGATTAACTTGCCGCAAGATCAAAGCGGTCAAATGCTTGCCGGTGCATTGCAAAACGTTTCAGGCGTTGCACAGCAAGTCAAAGAAAAGAATGATCGTGAGCAAGAGAAACTAGATGTTCAAGCCAAGAATCTTGAACTCTATTTAAACTCACTGGATAAGCGTGACGGTCAGCTTAAAGTTGATGAGGTGTTATCAACAGATTTTAGCGATAAAGTTGCAGAATTACGGCAGCAAGTGGGCAATGGTGCGCTTGATGCGAAGAAAGCTGCAGAAGATTTTAAAGCATGGTCCGATGAACGGTACCAGCGGCTCATGCCAACTCTTCCCGGACATGCAGAAAATGAATACCGGATGCAATGGCAGCAAAATGTTAATAAGCAGATCGGTAATTTTCTACCGCTGCAGCTTAAAGCAGCTGATCAAAAAGAAGCTGTGCTTGCGGATCGTGCGTACAACATCGCAACTCGCATGGACAGATCAGAGGGTAAGCAATGGCTAGGCGAAAAGCTTCTAGCATCAAATATCCCAGAAGCTCAAAAGCAGCAGTACATGATCAACTATGAAACAGATCAAGATAAACTTGAGGTTGAATCAGGGATAGAGAGTGCCTTTTCATCAGGTAGCATTGATAATTTACGTAAAGTTCAAGAATCACTTAATGAGAAAAAATATTTAAGTGGGCAGGAAGTACAGCGCTATAGTGCTTCGATTTCTAGCAAGATTAGCACTTTACAGCAACGCCAAGAAATTGAAGAAAACAAGCGCTTAAATGAGGCCGGCAAGGTATTAAATAATTTTGAGACTGCAGTATTAACCGGTATTGAACTTGGTGATGAATTAATTAATAACACGGCTGCAGCTGTAAAAGGCACACAGTACGAAGCCGACTTTAATTTTTATCTAAAGCAATCAAAAGACTTTCAACGCTTTTCAAAACAAAGCTCTAGTGCACAACTTTCTGAGATTAACAATTTCAAGGCTAAGCGCGGCAAGTCAGACGATCCAGTCGCTGAAAACAAAATACTTTCGGCATACGAATCCATCTATGCGGAAAACTTAAAAGAGGTGAAAGAAAATCCCACGCAGGCGCTAAAAAAAGCTGGTGTAAATGTTCCTGACTTCAACCCTGCAACGCTTAAAGTAGACCCGGCAAATGCCGCTAAAACCATTGCGACAATTGGTAGCTATCAAGTCGCATTAAAAGATAAGGATGCCAATGTAAAAATTAGTCCGATTTCTACAGAAGATTTACCGCAAGCTATACAAAGCTTTGATTCACTAGATATAAATGGAAAGCTCAATTTTATTGGGCAAATGATCGAAAGCTCTAAGAACTCAAAGGGTGGTGACCAAATTTGGGGGGCAGCATTAAAGCAATTGGGTGCAGGAAATCAATCATATGTAATGGCTGGTGTTGCGAAAAAAAATGGCTTCAAATCAAATGATGGTAGAGATGTATCATCACTTATCGTTATTGGTGCTCAGGCGTTAAAGAACAAACAATTAATCATGCCTAAAGATGAGTTACTGCAGCAAGAGTTTGGCAAATATGTAGGAAATTCAGCAACAGGTGAAACGGCAAACATGACGTTTGATGCTTTTAAATCAATTTATGCAGCACTTACTCAGCAAAAGAATTATCAACATAAAGATAAGGATGACTTAGACAAAAAGAGCATTAAGCAAGCTGCTGAATTATCAACTGGCGGCGTATATGAACAAAACATGAAATTTGGCAACTCTAAGTGGAAAGTCTCAAAACCTTGGGGGATGGATGACGATCGCTTTGAAGCAATTATGGAAACTCGTTATGACGCTATTGTCAAAAAATACAATATATCTAGCGGTGGCGTGCGAGATTTAAGAATCCATCGCGAGTCTAACCGTGGTCCCGGTGGTGTAATTCGATATAGCTTACTTGATGCACGTGGTACTCCGCTTTATTACATCAATATGCCTGATGGAGTAACCAAATAATGAGTAATTGGCTATCTGATTATACAAGTGAAGAACAAAAGTCTATTGATGCCTTAGCACAAAAAACAATCCCTAAAGAAACTAAGGAAACAGGATTTTTTAGTGGTATAGCTAAAGCGCCGTTTACGGGTGCTGCGTCGGGATTTGCAAAAGTTGCTGATGTGATAGCTACGCCGTTCGATGCACTTGGTGATCACCTTGTATATACATATCGAGATATAACGCTTGAGAAAGGATATCTTGAGCCATATGCAGAATTTAAAAAGAATCAGGAAGCTAAGCGTAATAATTTGCTATTCGAGGGCTTGGAAGCTTTAGAGGATAAGGAGAATACGGGTACTGGTGGCTCGATAGTCTATGGCATATCTGATTTTGCAACACGGGCAATTATGGGCTCTGCTGCTGGCGGTATGGGTGGTGCTATAGCTGTAACTGGACTATCAGAGGGAAATCACAGCTATAAAGATTTGGTACGGAAAGGTGTTGATTCTGACACAGCATTAGGCGTTGCTGCAGTTGATGCTGGTATTGCTGGCGTATCTGCAGCCTTACCGATCGCTTGGGGGTTAAAAGGTACAGGTGGTATTGCTAAAGATGCGGCTTTGTCTGTGGGTGGTGCAACAGGTTTGTCTGTGGGTGGTCAAGCTGCAAGCGGTGAAATACTTAAAGCAAATGACTACGACAAGCAAGCTAAGAAGTATGAAATTACAGCGGAATCATTAGCGACTGAGGTTCTTTTAAATAGCTTCATGTTTGGTGGTGCGCGCTATGCGGCTGGTCAAACGGCTCGACTTGATAAAGAAATTAATCAAGAGCGAGAAAGTTTAAGTGTAGATCAAATAGAACAGCGTGATACACAGGTTCAATCTGCTTTAGTTGTGAATGAGTTGCAAGCGGATCAAGCTGCAGCACCGGTAAAACCAAAAGACCCCATCGAGATGAATAAGCATTATGAAAATCTCGATACAGCAAGGGAGCAAATTAAAACAGGTAAGCCGGTTAGCGTGCCACATGAAGTAAAAGGCGAAGCGACAAAGCCTAAAATGACTGCAGCAAAGATCGCAAGCTATACAAATAAGCCTTGGGCAAAAAGAATCGCTATCGAAGCCGAGAAACGCGGCATTAATCCAGCTGATGCCGTGATTATTTCACATCTTGAAACTGGTGGAACTTTTGATCCGAACATTCAACCGAAGACAAAAAGTGGCAAGATTCTGTCATCGGCAAAAGGTTTATTTCAGGCACTAGATGGTACACATAAAGCCATGGGCGGCGGCGATCGTGCTGATGGGAACAGTCAAATCAATGTCGGCTTAAACTACTACCAGCACAATGCAAAGATTTTTAAAAACAAATTTGGTCGTGATCCGTCGGGGCTAGAAGTCTACTTCATGCACTTTTTTGGCGAAGGTGGTGGACCTGTCTTTTTAAAAGCTGGTGACAATGAAAAATTCATTGATGTGGCCACACGTTGGAGTCGTGATACTAAAAAGAAAAGTGCTAGACAGACTGCATCCGAAATCACAAATAGCCACGGCTTTCAAAATATGACGGTTGGCCAAGTCAAAGCCAAATATCAAAAACGTTGGAATGATGTAGCTAAAAAATATGGAGGCGATGGATCTGGCATATCAACATCATATGGCATGGATGGCAGCAGCTACGATATGTCGTACGATGTGAAATCACTTGATGATCTAATTGCATCAAATGATGCTGCTTTCGGTGTAAATCCTAATTATCCAGCTGAACTACAGCCGCGCGATCGTACCCGTGCAGCTTCACGTGAGCAAATCGAGGCCATGGCAAATGATCTCAAACCTGAGTTGCTAGGCGAGTCATATAAGCTTTCGGATGGTGCGCCGATTCTTGGTCCTGACAATGTCGTTGAATCTGGTAATGGCCGTACGCTTGCTTTACGTCGTGCATATGAAACTGGTAAGGCTGATGAGTATCGAAGCTACATTGAGCAATATGCTAGAGAAAAGGGTTGGGATATATCTGGTATTAAAAATCCTGTACTTGTGCGGAATCGCTTAACAGATACAGATCGCGTGCAGTTTGCTAAGCTGGCCAACGAGTCAGACGTAGCACAGTTTAGTAGTTCAGAGCGTGCGAGAAGTGACGTAGATCGCTTACCCGATTCGTCGCTACTTAAGATCAACAATGACGGCTCAATCAATATTGACGGCTCAATGGACTATGTGCGCAGCTTTATAAGTAATTTACCAAAGTCTGAACAAGCAGCTGTGATGACTGCTGACGGTCGCTTATCTCAAGATGGCAAACGCCGTATCGAATCTGCTATTGCGCAACATGCATATGAAGATTCAAATCTAGTTAAGCGACTTTCTGAAAATTTAGACGATGAAAGTAAAAATGTTCTGAACGCAATGCTTAGAGCAGCCCCTCAGTTGTCACAGCTCAATGCTTTAGTAAAGCAGGGCGGTAGACACCAAAACACAATTGCAGCTGATCTAGCGCAAGCAGCGCAGAAACTCAGTGACATAAAAGCGAATGGTCAAACTGTTCGTGATTATTTAGATCAAGGTCAGCTCATCGATGATGGATTGAGTCCTGGTGCGAAAGAATTTCTCAGCAGCTTTGATCAAAACAAGCGTAGCGCGAAAGCTATTGGTGATGACATCCAAGCCAAGATTGATGAAATTGAAGCGATGGGCGATCCGCGCCAAGGCTCATTGTTCGGTGAAACGCCAGAGGAGCAGGCGGCATTAGAAATAATTATGCAAAACCCTGATCAAGAAATCTCTGTAAGTCGCGTTAGCCCCAATGGCGATGTCGAAGAAATCACAATGACTTTACGTCAACGATTAGATGAGCTTGAAGCAGAAGCCAAAGAGGCTCAAGAACAAGGTATAGCGGCCGAAGCGGCAGCGAATTGCACACTAAAATTTGGAGCATAAGTAAATGAAACAGCAATGTATTGATGCAGTAGAACAAGCAATTGGCCGCAAGCTTCGCGTAAATGAGGCACAAGATATTGAGGCTAAAATAATTGAAGCTAAGAAAAGTCTAGCGCGTGGTGATCGAGCCAAATGGCAACAGATGACGGAGAATGAACGTTTACTAGAAGCATCCAAAATCGTTGGAATGAATGCTTTAGCAGAAGTAAAACGCAAGAATATGATCCTTGCTAACGATATTCTGACGCAAAATCGAAACCTCGAGATACTGAAAGATCAAAATCATAAGCTACCAGTACGTGAACGTGTCGATCGCATGGTGGCGAACTATGGTGATATGTCTGGGATTCAGTCTATTGACTCAAAAGCGCATGCAATAGCATCAATTTACCGTGGTGCTCTAGTTGATCTGTATACCAATATTAAAGGCGCTATGGGTCTATATACAGACAAAGACATGGTTAATAAGGTGGTTAGGGAATTATTTAAGCAAGATACTGGTGATGCTACAGCGAAAAAGATTGCTGAAAAAATGTCAGTGGTCTTTGAGGATATGCGTGTTCGATTCAATCGTTCTGGTGGTGATGTTGGTAAACTAGATGATTTTGGTATGCCGCAAACACATTCATCGGAAAAGCTATTAGAAGCTGGGCGTGATAAGTGGGTGGATTTTGCATTTGAGCGCATCAATCGTGAGAAATACGTCAATGAAGATGGCTCGCTCTATAGTGATCAGCAGATCAAAGATTTGCTCGAATATGCCTATCAAACTATTGTGACAAACGGTGCAAATAAGTTAGAAGTAGGTCGACAAAATACTGGCGGCGGCACATCAAAAGTCACCAATAAACATAGCGAGGGTCGAGTGCTGCACTTTAAAGATGCTGATGCTTGGATGGACTATCAAGCGGAATTTGGCGGTATGCCGTTTGTCGATGTAATCGAGGCGCATATCACTGGCTTATCGAAAGATATTGCGCTTGTAGAAAACTTGGGAAGTAATCCAAAAAATGCAATGCGTATTTTGATGGACTCAGCACGAAAGCTAGAAGCAGAACAAGGCATTGAGACCAAGAAAACTGATAAGACATTAAATCGTGCTCAGGCCATGTTTGATGAGTTCATGGGGGCTAATCGTGCAGAAAGCGAAGTGCTTGCAAATGTTGGGCTTGCTTATCGATCTATGAACGTTGCATCGATGCTAGGTGGCACAACGCTATCGTCAGTGACAGACCAAGCGATGACGGCCAAAACTGCGGCGGTGCACGGTATCGCATATCGTAAAGTGTTTGGTGAGTTGGTTAAAAACTTAAACCCCAAGAATAAGGAAGATCGAGAGCTTGCGCATAGTTTGGGTCTGGCCACGCAAGAAATGCTTGGATCTATAGCTCGCTGGTCTGATGATGGCTTGACTTCGGTTCACGGCAAAGCAGCAAAGCTGGCGACAGCAAGTAATGCCATTGCAACAACTGTCATGCGTGCGTCTGGACTAAATGCTTTGACTGCTGCAAACAAGATCGCATTTTCAAAAATGATGATGGATAAGTACGGCAGACTAACACGTGATAAGGCATGGAATGATTTACACGAATCTGATCGTAAGCTTTTAAAGTCAGCAAGCATCACAGAACAAGATTGGCAAGTATGGCGGTTAGCCAAGCCTGTGGAGGACGCAAGCGGCAATCAACTTCTATCGGCTCGATCCATTTATGAAATACCAGATTCCCAATTAACTCAGTTTGGTGATCCGGCCAAAATTAAAGATGAAATGGCTACAAGATTGCAGGCTCACATCATGGATGAGCAGGGCATGGCAGTTTTAGAAGCCGGACTTCGTGAACGCTCAATGATGAACGTCGGTAAGCGTGGTTCTGCTATGGGCGAGATTACACGCTCAATGCTGCAGTTTAAATCGTTTCCTATGTCATTCCTGATGCGTCATGGTGCACGTGCAATGGCACAAGATTCGTTTGCAGCGAAGGCTTGGTATGCAGGTTCCTTGTTGGGTATGACGACCTTGCTTGGCGGATTAGTAGTACAACTTAAAGAGCTTGCGAATGGTAATGATCCGGCAGATATGACGGAAGGTGATTTTTATAAGCGCGCATTTGTTGCCGGCGGTGGGTTGCCGATTCTGGGGGACATTCTTGTCGCTGGTACCGACACCAGTGGACGTGATGCAGCGGACTTTATGATTGGTCCACTGGGTAGCGACTTAAATACTCTGCTTAAAGTCAGTATTGGTAATGCAACAAAGTTAGCAAATGGTACTGAAACGAATTCGGGCAATGAAATATTCAAAGCAGTGAAAAATAAAATACCGGCACAAAACTTGTGGTACACGAAAGCAGTAACTAATCGCATGATCTTTGATAATATCCAAGATGTTATTGCACCAGGATACCGCGAAAAACTGCAGCGTAAAGCAGAGCGGCAGCAAGGCCGTACGCGGTGGTGGGGTGATGATTTAAGTGATATTCAAGCGCCCGATTTTGCAAAAGCAGTTGGCAATTAATTTTATAATATGAGGATATAGCATTGATTAAAACAGCATGTTTAGGAATGATCGTTTTAATTCTGGTAGGTTGTGTTACTGGTGGTAAAGATGAAACCTCTAATACTACACCCAATAATATTGGGCAACTTAGATCTATATCTATTGCTAAGAGAGATGCTTATCTGAAATGTGTTAAAGATGCTAGCATGCAATATGCGAAATCCACATCAACACCAAATGATGTTGCACAAGCAGCAATTGGTAAATGTGATTCTAATTTGGCTAGCGTGGAGCTGGCGTTTTTCAATCAAGTTAGCGCTGTAGGTAAGGGTAGTATGATTGATTTAGATATAAAGTTATCCAAGGAAGCTGCAGTTGAACTCAAAGAGCAAGCATATCGGGATGCTATAAGGTTTGTTATTGAGGATAGAATGCAGAGCAGCAACTAACTTACCCAACAAACCCAACCCAATCCCCTTGTATATATAGATTACAGGGGGATTTTTTTATGGCAGAGAAAAAGCAAGTTGGGCATTTAAAGCCTGATACAAAAGAGAAGCTAAAGCTATGTCTAGAAATGGCTGCAAGTAGTTCAGTGGATCTAATCACAGAAGCTTATGGCCAAGACATTTTTGACAAGAATGGGCGCGGTGATCTTGTATGGCTATACAAGGGAGCAAAGGAGGCTTTGACGTGTATGGAGAAGCTTAAACGCATTCTAATTGATGATGAACTATCAACTGGCGATGTTGATGGGCGCAAGGTTACACCTGAAGCACAAGCGGCAGCACTGCTAGAAAGTGTGGCTAAAAAGCTTGAAGAACGGAAGCAGCGACCAAGCTAATGATCAAAGTAGGTTTTGCTGCGTTCTTTCTCATCTATGCCGAGGTGCAGAATTGGGATGTTCCCGATTTTCATTTAGATGTCTGTGACTTCTTGGAAGATTACGGCAGTTTAGGCTTGCTCATGATGCCGCGAGGCCATGGTAAGTCTACGATCCTGGATATCTATAATGCATGGAAGCTATACAGCAATCCAGAACATTTGATTTTGCATCAGGGTGCAACCGATCCAGACGCATATAAAGTTAGTCGCGGTACCGAGCAAGTGCTTGAGCGTCATCCATTGTGCCAAATTTATGGCTTTAAAAAGGCTCGCGGAGAAACTCAGAAATGGTGGTGCAGTGGTTCAACTGATGTGCGTCATGGCTCAATTCATGCGCGAGGTATCTTATCCAACGTAACTGGTGCGCGTGCTAATGAGATCCAGAATGATGATGTCGAGGTGCCAAGCAATATTGGTACTCCAGAGGCACGTGCAAAGCTGCGCTATCGCCTTGGAGAGCAAACGCACATTCTCATACCTGGCGGCCAAGAGCTTTACGTTGGAACGCCACATACGCATGATTCACTTTATAGCGAAATTAAACAAAATCCCGATGCAAAATGTTTAATTTTTAAAATGTTTGAGGATGAAAAACGATTTGAAAGTGTCAATGAGTGCCTAATTGGTTTTAAGCCAGTATATGTTTTTAGTGGTATCGGTCGTAGTTCCAAACTACTGGCTGAGGGTGAAGACTATCAAATACAAAAAACTGGTAGGTCTTATAAAATTGCTTTATTTCAAAATCACAATTTAATTGACGTTTACGGTGAAGCGCTATGGTCAAAGCGTTTTACTGCAAAAGAAATGCAAAAGCGTCGCCGTAAGTGTCGAACGCTCAATGAATGGGATTCTCAATACCAATTACACGCAAAACCAGTCGGAGACGTACGCCTCGATCCAGACAAGTTGATTCCTTATTCTGTTGAGCCAGTCTTAAAACGCGCAAATGGCCAGTACTACATGATGCTTGGTAACAGGCAGATTGTTGGCATGACAGCACGCTGGGACCCGGCAAGCGGTAAGAAAAATAGCGATTCATCATCCGTTGCATTAGTATTGCACGATGACCTAGGCAATAAGTACTGGCATCGATCCATTGAGTTGACTGGCGAAGTTATTAAAACCGATAAAGACGGCAGCCCGATCGGCGGCCAAGTCTGGCAGCTATGTGATCTTATCGAAGAATATTACATTCCTAAAATCGTTATTGAATCGAACGGAATCGGTGAGTTTGCTCCGGCATCATTAAAAGCAGCACTTAAAAAGCGGCAATTGCGTTGTGGCGTAGAAGCTAAGCACTCAGTCAAAAGCAAGAACGTACGAATATTAGAAGCCATAGAAGGGCCTTTAGTATCTGGTCTTATGTGGGCGCACGTATCAGTATTAGACAGTGTAGAAGGTGAGAACACATCAAGACAGTACAAGCAAATGCAGCAATTCAATCCCGCTATCACAGAACAAGAAGATGATCATCTCGATTCGCTAGCCGGTGCCATCGTTGAATCACCTGAAAGGGTCGGGAAATTACACAGAACATCTGAGCCACGTGCGCGTGAAGATTGGAGAACGACAGGGGGAATCATAGAAGCCCCTTTAGATTTTCAATAGGGGTTAAGTATGTCAGTGCAGAATCAAGTACCGATAGTTACATACACAGCGAACGGCCAAACGGTAAATTTTCCAATTACATTCGATCTTCATGATGATCGATATCTAGTAGTAACTGTCAACAAAGAAATACCACCGGTCGGCTCTTATGTTGTGACTCAGCATAAAGCCGTAGTTTTTAATGTGCCGCCAAGTCAAGGTGCTGAAATCACTCTTGCGCGTGATACGGTGCCAGATCGAACCACAAACTTTAAATCGTATGACAATAGCATGCGGCCTGAAGTTTTTAATTATGACTTCGATAAGATTTGGCACTTTCTGCAAGAGCAGAACATTATCGATGCGATTACTTTAGCGCGTATTAAAGAGGAAATCGAATGGCGACGAACACACGACTTTAACTATGACGAATTAGCTAGAGCTCGTGACAAACAAGTATTTGATGGTTTAAAGGGCTATATCGATACATATATTGCCGGATCGAACCCGAATATTTTTGGAGGTGTAACTGCTGGCGTTGTATTTGCACTAGATCATAAAAGTGTGCAGACGCATTTAGAAGATATTGCAGATCAGTTGGAGCAGAACCGTAAAAATATTGCTGCAGTACAGCAGGGTTACGTTGCCTCTTTTAAGACTTATGCGCTTGCTGATGCTGCAAAAACTTCATTACCAAAAGATTCAATGATTGAAGTCACTAACGATCCGGTGAATGAGCGAAATGGGCGTTATGTTTGGGATGGGGTGGGATTAACAAAGTCCAGTTATGATCCAGTTGCCATTTCGAGTCGCATGACTTCAGAGGTTATAAACAATCCATTCCTATCATTCACAACATCTATTTCTGTAGATAGTAATGGAATTATTACATTCCCCTCCTTTTCTGCAAATAAATATGGTGATGAACTGAAAAATCATCCATCTATTTTTGAATATTCGCCTGCATCAAACAGTATTATTTACTACATTTATTATCGATATAGTACAAATGAAATAGTATCCGGCACAAGTGTAAGAAAGGCCGATGGTAATATTGTGTTGATTGGCATGGCGTATCAGGGTCGCTTTGCTTCTCAATATGCAGTCAAATATAAGACTGATACGAATGCGATTACAAAACTTTCAAATGAAGTCATTAATAGTAAATTAAACCCTAATTTGCCTTATGACTTTATTTATCAATTTAACAATCAAAGCAATGCTGATTTCTCACCAGTTGTCACCGTAAGTGATGATGTTTTGAAAAGTCTTGGTGTTGAATTTGCACAAAAAATAGATGCTTCTCTCAATAATCGTGGTGCATTCGCGCAAGTCAACTTGTTTGAAAGAAAGCTGCGTGGTCCATTGCGCTGTTCTTTTGCATTCTTGGTACATGACCCGTTGGGTAAATTTGATTTTGGCACTGGTGGACCGATCATTTATTGTCAAAAACTGAATGCGAATGGTGGTGGTGTAGCTAATTTTTTAACGATAGCATCATCGACATTTAGCTTCACGCAGTTGAGCGATAAGACTAGGCTCTATTACCGAAATTACAATAATATTTCATTAAGCCAATCAACTTATCCAGATTCATATATGTCTAACTTCATAATTGGTTTGCGAGCAAGTGCTGAAGTTATAAATCCACTTTATGTGAGTGGATACTGGTTTAGTTACACCGATGATGTAAAAGGATTTAGACAGCCAATCAGCTTATCTGATACACACTATCCGTATTTTGACCGCGTCAGCAGTGCGACTGTTTTAGAGCACTACTATAATGCACATAAATCAACTTCTAAAACTGTCATTGAGCTTCAAGAGTCAGTCAAGAATATTGAAAAATCCTCAACTGTAAATCTTGTCAAATCTAACCTAAATTATGCTTTAAATAATCCATTACACAGTGTCTATATTCGGCTTATTGGTGACTCAATTACATGGGGTGTTGGCGCAGAAAATAGTGCGCCAGCCGGCGATAGAAATCATTCATTGAATGACCAACGCAATAATTTAACCTGTAAATCATGGGCTAATTTGTTGAGAGATTATTTGGGGCAAACATATGCGAATAACGGATTCGTGATTCAAGACGCCCCGGGCTCAGGATATTATGAAAAAGAGTTCATTGTTGATGTGACTGATCAAGCATACTTTCAGTATATTGAACGTAGTTCTGACAAGGCTATTGCTCCAATTTTTAACACTGATTCAATAAGCTTTTTTAATAAAACCTTGCGATTGAGTTCGACAAGCAATAGCAATGGTCGACTAAAATTTAAATTTGTTGGCAGCAAGTTTCGATTGATGTACACGGCACAACAAAAAACTACGGATAATTTTATTGATGTGTATGCTAACAATAAGCTAGTTGCATCGTTTGATTATTCTGCAGCAAATGGATCTCAGAAATATACTGACTATGTTGAGCTTGAACACGGCATTTATGATGTTGTGGTCATGAATCGCAGTGTTGATGGTGGGGTTTTACGACTCGAGGCTGTCTGCTCTGTGAAAAAAGTCAAAGTAAGCAATGATGGCATTAGTGGAACTGGATCATGGGAGTGGATCCCAGGCACTGCTTTGTATAAAGGAAGTATTCAAGATTCTGATGAGTTTGTTTTTGTTATGCTTGGAACAAACGATAAGGGTGATACAACAAGACCGCCGAACAACGAAGTCAAAACATACAACTTCGTCAAACAGATTGTTGTAGACCTTAAGAAACGAAATAAAAATGTAATTGTTATGGCAGCAAATGCTGTGACTGCAAATGAGTCTGACAAGACGTATACACAAGCGGACACATCTGTTCAACTTAAGAAACTATCAGTTGAACAATCTGTTTTGTTTGTTGACCAATATGCCAAGACATTACCATTTAAGTTAACCGGTGATACCTTTCTGGCGGATGGATTGCACCCTAATGATTTGGGCTATCGAGTGATGTTTGAGAATATTAAAAATAATATTTTAGATCTATAACCACCCAACAAATCCCACTAAACCTTACGTTCTAATAGTCGTAAGGTTTTTTTAATGGGACAAATAAAGTGTCTGATTCACAATCAATTATTGAAGCGTCAAGTGTAGCGACTTCCGCTGCAGCCAAAGCAACAGTTGGTGGCGCTGGAGCATCACTACTGGGAAAAGTAACAGGGCTTGATCCTGTGACGGCAATCGGTTTAATCATCGGCGTAGGTGGCTTGCTGATTAGTGTGCTGAGCTTCTTTATCAACGTTTATTACAAATGGCGTGAAAATAAGCGCGCTGATGAAATACATCGACTCAAACTAAAAGAGCTTCGAGGGCAGTGCAATGTCAAAGACTAAATACACTGTAACTGCTCTGACGGTCATTAGCGCGATTGGCGTCGCATTCACAACGAGCTACGAAGGTACGGTATTAAAGCCTTATTACGATAGTGGCAAGGTCGCAACAATTGGCACCGGAACAACGATTTACCCGAACGGCCAGCGCGTCAAAATCACTGACCCACCTATTACCAAAAAACAAGCTGCTGAATATCTCCAATTCCACATGAATAAAGATGCTCAGCGATTTAACAAAACGCTGCAGGGAGTGAAGTTATCTCAAGATGAATACGATCTTTATATGGATTTCACTTATCAGTTTGGTACTGGCGCGTGGCAACAATCTTCAATGCTCCGAAATCTAAAAGCAGAGCAGTACGTGCAAGCTTGTAAGTCTTTACTGAAATGGCGCTATGTTGCGAAAAAAGATTGCAGTATCCGATCCAATAACTGCTATGGCGTTTGGACTCGCCAGCAAGCGCGTTACAACAAATGCTTGGAGGCACAATGATAGATGTATTTTTAGCTAAATTTTATAAGTATGTGATTGCTGTATTGCTTGCAGTACTGCTGGTGCTATTTATCGGATCGCTGATTCAGCGCATTCAAATTAATTCACTAAAAACAGACTTAGCCAAGGCTGAGCAATCGAAAACTGACGCTGTGGCCAAAGCAGTTAAACCTTATGAGCAAGCCATTGCCAAAGCACGATCCGAAGCTATGACCAAAGAAAAAACATACCAGGATAATTTATTAAAGGCAGAACAAAATGCTATTGAAAAAATCAAAACTGCAAACAATGATGCTAGTCGCGCTGATGCTGCAGCTAGTAGCTTGTCAAAGCAACTCGCCGAAGCCAAGCGGAATTTGTCCAACGCCCCCAGAGAAACCATTGTTGAGTACATCGAAGTCAGCTCAGACATATTCGAGCAGTGCGTCAGTGAATATCGAGCAATGGCAAAAGCAGCTGATGCAGAGCGAATTGATAAAGAAAAATTGATAGAAGCTTGGCCCTCTAATTAAGAGGGTTGTTAGTTTGCGAATCTTGTGTCATGGGTTAGATGCGCTGTTTGGGAACGCTTGGTGTTTTGGGTTAGATGCGCAAATAGACATTTTAAAATTTTGTAGATCAATCAAGTCTATTCGCAATCTCTGATGCTGTTGCATTGTAGTAAATCATCAAGCTACGCAAATCTTTATGGCCAATCATCCGAGCCAAGTCTAGCACTTCCAATTTGCGCGCTAATCTTGTGCATGCTTCGTGTCGTGAATCATGGAAGTGTAGATCCTCTATTTCACATCGATCGCGTAGCTTTCTCCACAACGTATCAAAGCTTCCGTGATTAATGTTAAATACATTCTCTTTATCAATATCAGCCATGAACTCTAGGAGCTCTACAGCACGTCTAGAGAGAGGCACATTTCGTTTGGTACCATTTTTTGTCTCAGTTAGGGTTACATACCTTTCTGCTAAAAAAACTCTATTCCAAGTGAGATTTTGTATTTCACCTGCACGCATTGCAGTCTCAATAGCCAAAAGAAAAGCAATGATGATCTGCTGTGTGCTGTTTGTTGGTTTTTCATTATCCCAACTTGCTGCCGTACATAATCTATAAATTTCATCTTCTGTAATGCGCCTATCTCGATGCGCTGGTGGTGATGGCATCTTTAGATCAGCCATAGGTGACTCTCTGATCCACTTCCACTCTCGGCGTGCAACCGTAAATAATCCGGATAAGATATTTCCATCCCTACGAACTGTTGCTGGCTTTACTTCTTTTAGTCGCGCATCACGCCAACGCACAAGATCATCTGTTGTGACCATGGCAATCGGTTTTGCCACCAGCTTCGGAAACTTGTTCTTAAAAGCGTTTAATCGCTTAAGTTCATTTTCACAAGTTTTCTTTTTGGGGCTAACTTCAAGCATGTAGCGATCGATCGCTTCTGTAAAAGTGTAGTCTGGCAACTTACCTTCAGCCTGTTCTCGTAATTCAGTCTCTCTTTTCGATGCCCAAGCCCTAGCTTGCGCTTTTGTATCAAAAGTTGCGCTATCACGAAATCCCTTTATACTAACTTCAGCACGCCATGAGGTACCGCGCTGTCTATACGAAGCCATGTAAAAACCTTTGCTAATCTTGTGGCGTAAATTTGGCGTAGCGCCATGCAATCAAATAATTAGCAAAAATGATATAACATTAAATTAACTGTGCAAGCGGAATCTCTTAAAGCATTGCACAGCATAGTAAAATTAGAAAAAATGATAAAACATTAGAAAACATGAAACTAGCAACATTGCCCGCTGAGCGCACCAAATTCTATGATTAAAGCTGTAAAAAAGTTGCATAAAGTCACTGATAACAATAGACATAGCGACACCAACTAGCATAAAGTTGATTAAAGTTGTAACGCAATGATGCATTACAGGTTGCGTTACAAATAATTTTGTACTCCATGGTGTAACGCAAAAAATGCCAAAAAAAGTAATTTCGCTTACAGATAGCAAAATCAAAGCATTTCTTCGAGAGATAAAATCTAGCAATCCCAATGGCTTAGATAAAGATATTCGTCTTAGTGATAGGGATGGTTTGAATCTTCTAATCCGCAAAAACGGTACTGTAATGTGGCGTTTTGACTATACGCGACCAATCTCTAAAAAAAGAAATACAATGTCTATCGGCATTTATCCCGAAATTAGTTTAGCCAAGGCTCGCGAATATAAAGATCAATTCCGTGCATTGGTTGCCCAAGGCAAAGACCCGCAGCAAGAAAAGCTAGGTATAGAAGAAAAAGAACGCATCAAGCAGGAAAATACTTTTAAAGTTGTTGCTGAGCTTTATAAGAGCAAACAAAAGTTAGCACCGGCAGCGGTGGCTCCGATGTTTTGAACAACTAAAAGTCTTTTTATAAGTGATATTCTGCTTTAGTTAAGCTACCTGTTTTTGTTTAGGTAACTGGTCATAGTAAAACTCATTCGGTGTTAATTTGTCTAGACTCGAATGAGGTCGTTTGTGATTATAAAAATCAATGTACAGCTTTAATTGGCATCTTGCATCAGCAACATTGCTGTACGCCTTGAGATAAACCTCCTCATATTTAACACTTCGCCATAAGCGTTCAACCATGACATTATCTATCCAATGGCCTTTGCCATCCATACTGATTTTAATCTCATGTGTTGTAAGAACACTGATAAATGCATCACTGGTGAATTGACTCCCTTGATCCGTATTAAATATTTCTGGAGCACCATATTTTTGAATAGCTTCATTTAAAGCCTCAATACAAAAATCTGACTCCATGCTAATCGATACTCGATGTGCCAACACTTTACGACTGTGCCAGTCTAAAATCGCGCATAAGTACACAAATCCTTTCGCCATTGGGATATAGGTGATGTCGGTTGCCCAGACCTGATTGCTATGCGTAATTTCAAGCCCCCTAAGTAAATAAGGGTACTTTCGATGAGCCTTATTTGGCTTACTCAAATTAGGCTTGCGATACAGCACACGTATCCCCATTTTTTTCATCAGTGTCCGAGTATGACGTCGGCCAATATGATGACCTTCTCCTCGCAATAGATCACGCATCATTCGGCTCCCTGCAAAGGGGTACATGAGATGTAACTCATCAATACGACGCATCAGCTTTAAATCTAAATCGCTTGTTGGTTTAGGGCGGTAGTAATAGCTACCACGAGAGACCTTCAGTAACTTGGCTTGCCTAGTCACTGAAAGCTGCTGTGAATCGTCTATTAACTTTTATGGTTGAAGCGGCCCAGTTTCTTCAACACACTTTCTAAAAAATCAATTTCCAAAGCTTGTTCACCAATTTTAGCATGTAGCTTTTTTAAATCGACTTGCGGCTCTGTGTCCTTTTTAGGGTTTGCAAAGGCTTGTGCTGACGCAGCGATGAGTTGATTCTTCCAGTCTATAATTTGGTTCTGATGAATATCAAAGTCAGCACTTAGCTCAGCAAGTGTTTTTTCGCCTTTGATTGCAGCAAGTGCTACCTTTGCTTTAAAGTCATCTGAATGATTTCTTCTTGGTCTACGCGCCATGAAATGCTCCATTTTTAGATGTTTCCCACATCGTTTAGGGAGCAGTTTATCACTTATACGTGTTGTTCAAATTTCCTGGGCCACTTCTGGCATTTTTTTTTCCATCAGTTTGATTAGTACCTCTATAAACATTATCAATAATTTCCTTATTTGAAATTATTAATGGAGCAGATAAAGTTCTAGGTTTATCAGTAATTTCTAATTTCCAACCTAATGTAAAATATGCATCTGTAGGATTATTTTTAGGCTTAGTGTAAATAATAGTTTGCGATTGAAATCTTGAGATTATGGGATTGATAGAACGAATTAATATTGTTTGCCAATTGGGACCAAGAAGAGTTAATGCCGCATCTGCTGTTAGCTTATTTCCATAAAATTCAGCATTTGATTTTTTTACTGAAATCTTTAAATTTTCTTGTAAATTAAGATCTTTTGAGTTTTTAAATGAAACAAAAATATCAGTTTTACATTCACCACCACCCCGTAAAGACGGTTTACATGCTTTAATTTGGTCGTAAATAATTCCGTTCCAAAGTAAAGAATCTGTATTGTTAAAAAGCTTGATTATTTGATCTTCTAAATCTTTATATGAAGGCAT